ACATGGCAAACAATTGTTATAACTTCGCAACCCTGATCGGTTCTAAAGAAAGTTTAGACTTGCTCGAAGCAAGGTTAATCGAAAGCAAAAAAGAAACACCACACTTGTGGTACGGCACATTCCATCAAGTTCTCGGTATCGAAGTACCTGAAAATGGAGATACCTATGCCAGCTTTGGTACTAAGTGGTTCGATGCTGAGTGGAATAGAGAGTCCGATACCGATGCTACGCTGAGTGGCGATAGTGCATGGTCTCCACCATCCGAATTCTTCCGTAAATTGTCTGATGTATATCAGTTGGCAATTGAATCCGAATACGAAGAACCGGGATGTGACTTTGGTGGATACTACAATTGCAGTAATGGCGAGATACTTCGTGATGATACATACTCATACAATATGTTTCACTTAGTAGAGAATAGAGAGTACTTTATGGAGAAAGTATGCGAAGACATAACCTATGGTACATACGATGACTACGAAGACTTTGCTAAGCACAATGAGGATGTAGTTCAGGCTCTGAGCCCCAAAGAAATAGAAGAAATCAAAGAACAATTTAACACAATAACAAAGTAATAAACCAAACAAATCAAAACCATGAATAACCTAACTAAATTTCAAAACCAATTGATTGCAGATTTGCAAAACGAATTTGCAAAGTTAAACCCACCGGCAACACAAGATTCTGGAAGGTTCAGTATTGCAACCCTAAAGAAAGATGTGCAAGAGGTGGATTCATTTAAGAAGTCCATATGGGATTACAATATAAAGATGTCTATCATGCTTGAAAAAAGTATGCATGAGCAGATAGAACAATTCAACAAAGAGTTCGCCCCGGTCAACTTGTATTTCGATAAGAAACTTCGTATGTTCTCAGAAGATTCGGATTACTATTACAGACTTCGTTCAGCAGAATAAAAACTTTCAAAGAAAGATTACAAACGAGTATAACTATTTAACGAAGTAAAACCATGAATAATTTTTGGGAAAAACAATTGGCTCTTGCTTGGTTTGAGCAAAGAGGAATAAAAGCATATGAGACAGATGATAATATCTACATTAGAGTAGATGATTATGACATACAAATTAGCACTTCAGAAATCATGTTTCGTGCTGATTTGTATAAAGAAAGCCTTAATGATTTAGAACCATGAAGAACAAAAACAATATGAGTAAGAAAGTTGAAAATGCAAAGAAAGTCCTTAGAGATGCCGGCTTTTATGTCGACAACCTATGGCACATCAATGATGTAAAACAAAATTACAAAGTGAGTGATGATGAAGCCTACAAGATATTGGATGTAGCACTCACAGGTGATTGGATTACTGAGCGTACATTCGAAATGATAAATGATGTAAGGATAGATTTAATTGATTCAACAGATGAATAAAAAACAATACGATGTGCTGAGCCCGGATGGGTTCAGCATATCATTCTCACAGACCTACTCTTCTCCAGAAGAGGCATACAAAGCCACATTGGAATGGGCAAAACGATACGAGACACAAGGTTACTACAGCAGTGTAGACTATGGCAGAATTCTGGTTATTGATCTCCCGGATTTCTGCAAATTAATTCAAGTAGATCAGGAAGGATTAATGATATGAAATTCGAAACATTTTGTCCGCTATTCCCCGGTTTTCAGGGAACAATATATGAAGCCGATGAGACCAATGAGATTTACTCCCATAACCAAGAGCATGATACTGATTTAAATTACGATGATTTCGAATGGGATTACGAAGATTACCAAAACAGAGTAGCATCTGCTTATGTGGAATCCTTTGAACGTGAATTCAAAGACATATTTCCCATCGAAGTTACATTCCAAAAAGTTAACAGCCCGAAGTATTATAACTTCTCCAATGATACCATATACATCGAAGTAGAAATGAACTTCCTGAAGTTTATGGTATTGGTAAACGATAACAAGGAGAACATTAGGCAGTACATTAAGGACAATTACACAAGCCGAAGTGGTTTTATCAGTCACCATAGCAATGATGTGGAAGATTGGTGCAATCCGGATTACATCATGGAGAATCCTGGGCATAGGATTGGGGCTCTTATGGAAGCACTTGCTACCCATTACATGGATTACGATGATACCTTATATTGGGCAGACAGCGAAATGTATATTAATTACGAAGTAAAAGAACAATAAACCATGTACACAATTAAACACACACCAAGTAATCAAACTGAAGAAAAGTTTGCGACAATTGACATTGAGTCAGTAGAAAAATTATATGTAGGCAAAGGCAACTGCTGTAGATGTGGATGCCGGGGCGAGTATTATTATCTTGAACAATATAGAGATAAGATTCAAAGGTCACTCAAAAAGATGGCTTTAGGTAAGTATCAAATCGAATCCATCGAGGACTACATTTTCGATATGACCATATCAGAAACCTATGATGACCATGGTGATTTGAAAGCAAGCAGAGTACATACCATTTATCTTAAAGAAAAATAATCATGAATAAAATACAATTAATCGATGCATTGGAGAAGCAATTCCCAACAATTCACATCCTCCCGGATAACACCGGTTGGGTTGCAAAGAGCGATACATCCTTTGCCGTATCTGCTGAGCATTACTCCTTCGATTCAAGGGGATACGATTTGCTAAATTATTGGACAGAAAATTATGAACACTACGAGTTAGGAGTAAGTAATGAATTAGTAAGTTTCCTTGATGATGCTGGATGGTATGCCGAATGGGTTAATCCGGGAGTCGTTGCAATCGTGAAAGATTAAAATAAATAAAATGAAAAGTATAGTAAACAAATTGATTGATCAGGGTAGCGTGGAATTTAATCCGTTCACCTTGCAAACAAAGGTACAGCGTTACTCATTTTGTGTAGGCTACAGCGAGGATGATTTAATCGATAGTGTAACTCCTGAAAGTGTTATTGAAGACCTGATCGAGAATGCAAAGGACATTCGTAGTGAGATTGTTCCTGACTGCCCGGAAGAAAACTTCTTCTGCATCGTGTACGCTATGGATTCTACTTACACAATTTATTATCATTGGGGCTCAGAAGACCTCAAGGAAACAATTAAGTACGCCCTAGAGTGCGATGAAAACGAAATACTGGATATCAAGTATGGTGAGTACATGGCAATTGATCAGGAAGGAAATGTAATAGACGATGGAGAAGATTGATGTTTTTGTTCCGATAGAGGACTACAATGAGTTCGTATCTCGTTTTGAAAATGCTAAGGTCGCTTTAGACTCGCTAACCATAGCCGTTGAAAACCGGGTGCGTTCTCATCGTAGCCTACTGAATCGTGATTTAATTAACCGCAAGGATAGAATCAAGATTACCATCCCGGTTAAAGAACACCTCATGCCATATCTCAATGAGTATTGCGTAATGAAAGGACTAACAAGAACTGAGTTTATAACCAAAGTACTAAAGAGAAGAAACATATGAAAGCGTTAGGTTACATCCGTGTATCAACAGATATGCAAGCAGAGAAAGGTACTTCACTTGAGAACCAAGTTGCACGTATCAAGGAGTTCGCTGAAAGTCGTGGTCTTGAACTTGAAAAGATTTATGAGGATGCCGGGTTCAGCGGTAAGAATACTAATAGACCGGCCTTCCAAGAAATGTTCAGCCGAATAAGTTCAGGTGGTGTGGGTGCAGTAATCGTGTGGCACAGCACTCGTTTTGCTCGTAATCTCCGGGACTTTATTAACCATATGGCTGAGCTGGAGAAGAGAAAGATTAAGTTCTATTCCATAGAAGAACCTGAGATGTCCGGGTCTTCCGGCAAGGCAATGCGTAATCTCATGGCTGTCTTTGCAGAATATCAGTCTGATGTAACCTCTGAGTATACCAGATCAGTTAAGGCAAATCTTAAAAAGAATCTGCAAGTATATTGTGCTACTCCTCCCCTTGGGTTTATACATGAAGAGGGTAAATTAGTCCGAGACCCAAACACTTATCAGATCGTGGAGCAAATCTTTTCCTTCAAGGCAGAAGGTATGTCGATGCACACCATAGCCAAAACACTTAATCGTTTGGGCTACAGCGGACACAAGGGTGGCAAGTTCCACACAAGTACAGTACAGAAAATATTAAACAATAAAATATATGAACTACAAAATCACTGAGAACCTCGAACTTAAACCAACAAGGAACAAGTACAAGTATCTCACATTCTTTTTGATTCTGATTCTGATTGCCAATGTATATGCTCTACTATGCAAGACAGACTCAGTCAAAATTATTTATCGTTACGTTTATCCGGAGAAAGAAAGCACGGATATTAAATTGACAGAAGAAGAACTAACCAAATGCCTACATGAAAACGGATGTGTTCTTCCCAATATTGCTGTTGCCCAAGCACGATTAGAGTCAGGCTTAGGTAAGAGTGTTGTAGGTAGAAACGCAAAAAATATGTTCGGCATCACTTACCATAAATGTAAATATGTGTCAGGTAAGTATGGTGTATACGCAACCTACAAAACATATCGTGATAACATTAAATGTTACATACACATCCAGGACTATTATCTCCGGGCAATTGATGGCAGATATGCTGAAGCACCGGATTACATTCAAACAATAAAGAAAATGAAATAATATTATGATATACATCGAAACAAGACAACAGACAAAAGTAAGACAAAGCGTTGTAGAATCTATCGAAGATGTCACCGGTGTTCCAAGGGAACTATGGGAAATTCGTAGGAGTCGCACAATGCAAGAAGTTCTCATTAGGCATATCTATATTCATATGCTGTACAATTATGGTAACTTCACACTGCAAAACATTGCACGTATTGTGGGTCTCAAGAACCACTGTACCATTATTCAATCACTCAACCGCACCAAAGAATGGTATGCTGAGACCAAATGGGTTCACGAAAGAATTTTATTAGACGAAATCAAAGAAGAGTATGAACAAAGAATTAATAAAACTGCTGAGTCACTTGCTCGATAAGACCGATCCTAATTGGGCTCAGAACCCGGAACTAATTGATGCCATGAATAAACTACATGAAAGAAAAACATTCGCTCCACCTACACTCCAAGAAGTAATTGAGGAGCTGGGCAAGCAACGTGTGTTCAATCATGTAGTTCAGGCTACTAAGTTTTGGAATTTCTATGAGGCTAAGAACTGGATGATAGGAAAAAACAAAATGAAAAATTGGAAAGCCGCCATCAAGACTTGGAACTTTGAAAAAGAAAGTATATTTTTGTAAACTTGCTTATGAAAAAGACCATAGACATAGTTGTAGGAATACTATATTTTATCTTTCTGATATATGCATCGTATTGGTGTTTCTATAAGTCCTTCAAGAACATAGATGATTTAGTCGAACAAACAACAAAAAAGAAATGAAAATACCTGAAATCAAGGAGATACGATTCTCCATCTGCGAACACAATCCTAAAGCACAAAGTATTTGTGAGCCCAATGAGAAATTAAATCTGAATGAATTTTATCTGAATATTCAAAAACAAATAATAAACATATATGAATCTAAGACAAGCACTGAGACTCAAGAAAGACTTTGGGTTTCAGAAGAAAACAGTAACAATGACTGAGAGCGGTCATGACAAAGTATTCCATTACTTCGAAACAACAATCAATGGTTTGCCCTTGATGTTATCTAATGACGATGATGATATAAGCTGGTACGGAACAATCTTTGATTACCCGGTTAAGTTCTATACACCTGCTAGTTTTAGGGGATTGATTCTATCTGTCATGGAAGGACATTGGAATGAGTAAATTTGAGTATGTAAATCGTGATAACAATGTAATTACATTTACTAAGCTGGAAGACCAATCAGTTATCATGGAAGGTATTGAATATCTTCGTGCATCTTATGATCAGGACTTGTATCAATCTAACGATAATATTTACAATATGGTTGATCCATCCGGTGGACCATATTTAGAAAAAGGTATGTCATTAAAACACATCAATCCCAGTTGGTATCACCTGATCATCCGATACTTTACCATACATGATAATAAGATTCATATTCATTTCTATCCGGATACCATTTCAGCGAATATAACTAATGAGATTCCGATTTGGAAGATATACAATACCGATGGAGAAGTAATAGCTAAAAAGGATACCTACGAGAAGGCAGTTAAATTTATAGAAAGTAAGTACGACTACGATGAATTCGGACAAGCTTGTAAGGTTAGGCATTGACTTAAGGAACAGATGGAGCGGAGAGGTTAAGACTCTCTGCCCCAAATGTTCTAATCAAAGAAAGAAAAAGAATGACCCTTCACTCGGTGTGAACATAGACACCGGTGTTTGGAAATGTCACCACTGCGGATGGTCTGGCTCGGTTAATCAGTATGTGAGGCCCGAACCAAAGAAACCTATTCAAACCGATGGGATTTACACGTACTTTGAGAAACGTAAGATTACCAAGGAAACAGTAGACTCCTTTAGAATCACTGAGTCAACTGAATGGATGCCTCAGGATCAAAAAGAACACAAAGTTATTTGCTTTAATTATTTTCTAAACGATGAACTTATCAATATTAAATTCAAGACCGCTGACAAGATGTTCAAGATGGTCAAAGACGCACGTAAAATCCCTTACAATGTGGATACAATCAAAGACTCTGAGTATGTTATCATATGCGAAGGAGAAGAAGAAACAATGGTCTGGCATCAATCTAACCTCAGAGCAGTTTCTGTGCCTAACGGTGCTAGTCGCAACAACAATAACTTGGATTGGCTTGATTCTACTTATGAACTTTTTGAATCTAAAATAATTTACCTTGCCACTGATAATGATGAACCCGGAAGGAAGCTACGCCAAGACATAGCACGTAGGTTTTCTAGTCATGATATCCGTATCATCGAGTTTCCGGAGAGTGAGAAGGATGCAAATGATTGTCTGAAAAGATACGGTCAAGACTTCATTGCTCGTCTGTTTCATGATGCCAAACCTATTCCGGTGGAAGAAATATCCTATGCTTCTGACTACTTGGATACCATTAAGTCTTTTCAGACCGATGGGTATCCTGTTGGTGCTTTGGTAGATATGTCTGAGACCGATAAGCATCTGTCATGGAACCGGGGAGAACTTGGTGTGGTTACAGGAATTCCAGGATCAGGAAAGTCGACATGGCTTGATTATATGTTTGTTCGCCTTGCGTACCTAAAGAATTGGAAATTTGGAATCTTCTCACCTGAGAACATAGCACCGCTGAAAATTACCCGGATGAGTGAGCAATTGTTGAACAAGCCACTGAATCAGATGAATACCGGTGAGTTGGAAGCAAGCGTGAACATTTTAGATAAGCACTTTTGGTTCTACAATGTTGAGACTATGGAAGACTACTCACTAACCAATTTATTACGCCTTGGTGAAATGCTTGTTAAACGGCACGGAATAGATTGTCTATGCCTAGATCCTTTTAATTACATCGAGCAAGATGGAGATGAGGAAAGTTCTAACGAGAGAATCGGTGGACTGCTGAGAAGACTAAAGAAGTTTGCCGTTAAGAACAATGTCTGCGTAGTACTCGTTGCACACCCAAGGAAGATGGATAAGTCTGCCAATGGTTATAATGTACCTAGGCTGTACGATATCAGCGGATCTCACCACTTCTTTAACGTTCCGGATTGGGGCTTGGCAGTACACCGTTCTTTCCAAAATGGAGAGAAGGATCCGGTGGAAGTATACGTGCAAAAAATAAAATACCACTTCCGTGGAAAATTGGGCCGGGTTGACTACGAATTCAATCGTGCAACTGGTCAGTACAGCGAGGATGGAAAGTTTAACAATTTAATACACCTGAAAAATGATAGCGATACTGATGAACATAATTTGTTCAGCTCACCGGAAGCGTGGGGAAGAGGTGCTGGAATTCAACCTCAGTCCACACTACTATAAGAAACTGAAGTCCAAAGAATTCAATTACCATGGAGTAATAATTCCCATAGTATGCGAGGGATGGATTAAAGTAAAAGACTACTACTACTTAGAACTAGAAACAACACACGGAAATTTATTAACCAATCAAATAACATATAGACTGAAATGATAAAGGTATACGATATTGAAACATTCTCCAATTGTTTTACATACATAGACTACGATCCGGAGGATCAAATATTTAACGAATTTGTTGTCTGTGAATTCAGAAACGATCTGGATAGTTTCATTGCTTACATAAATTCTCTTGTTAAAAAGAAAGCTGGAATGGTTGGCTTCAATAACGTGAACTTTGACTGGCCAATAGTTAAGGCATTGTGGGAAGGACAGATACGCACTGCGGAGCAAGTTTATGCCATGGCTCAAGAGATTACTTCCAGGGAGAAGAAACAATACGTTAAGCAAGATATACCACAACTTGATTTATATTTGCTGAATCATTATGATAATAAGGCACGTTCAACATCTCTGAAGGCACTTGAGGTTTCTTTGGGTTGGAACAATGTGATGGATATGCCTTTCCATCATACTGAGAAAATAGATAAGATAAAATTATCTAAGGTACTAGAGTACAATAAGAATGATGTTCTCTTTACCGCTAAGTTTTATGAGAAATGTTCTGAGAAAATTGAACTCAGAAAAAAGATTGGTAAGAAATATAACCTTAATGTTTTGAATAAATCCGATGTGGTTATTGGTGAATCTATCTTCCTTAAGTATATGAGCGAGGCTATGGGAATTCCCATGCGACAACTTGCTGAGATACGTGGTAAAAGATCTGATGTTCCCCTAAAAGATATCATATTACCTAACGTTAGGTTTGAGGCCCAAGAGTTTAATAAGTTACTTGAACTTATGAGAGTTACAACTTCTTCTCCGCAGTTCTTACAAAATTTTGTGGATGGGCTCGATATGCGTTCAAACGTTAATGATTTGTACGATAAATTTAAGGATAACAATATTCGTGTGCAGAGAATAGCACAGCAGAAAAAGAGTTTTTCTTTTTCAGTCAACTTCGGTGGTCTCTGTTTAGATTATGGTGTTGGTGGTATACATGGTTGCATTGCTCCGGGAGTTTATGTGTCCAGTAAATATAGTAAAATACTGGACATCGATGTTAAGTCTTATTATCCTAACTTGTTTATACAGAATCGTTTACATCCACGCCAAATGGATCAGAATACCTTTGTAAACGTGTATAGTGATATTTATCAGCAAAGGTTAAAAGCACAGCAGGAGAAAGATACACTAACCTCTGATGCATTAAAACTTGCACTGAATGGAATGTTTGGTAAGACCGGCAGTGATGTGTCTTGTTTCTTTGATCCTTTTGTGTTTTACGGAATTACTGTCAATGGTCAACTATTTATATCTATGCTCGTTGAACAATTAGTTAAGATTGGAGCGGAACTGCTTCAGGTTAACACAGATGGTGTGACAATTAGCGTGCCTCGTAAATTGGAAGAGAAGATAATAGAAGTTTGCAGAAGCTGGGAGAAAGAAACTAAGTTAACCTTAGAGTATGCGACTTACAGTAAGATGATTATCCGGGATGTGAATAATTACATTGCGGTATCTGAGAACGGAAAGATCAAAGAGAAAGGTGCATTTGAGACCAAAAAGGATTGGCATAAGGATAACTCCTTTATGGTAGTTCCTTACGCTGTCCGTGAGTACTTTGTCAATGGGACTCCGATAGAAGATACTCTACGTAACCATGAAAACATTCTAGACTTCTGTGGCCGATACAAAGCATCTAAGGGATGGCACGTTGAATACATTTACTTAGATGGCAATAAGGAAAAAAGGATGGACTTTGGTAAGATGTATAGATACCTTCCGGTGAATAGGGGTGGAACATCCATGAAGATAAATAAGGACGGAAGGGAACATCATCTGTGCGAAGGAATTCAGACTATACCTTATAACACAACTGAACTTTTTGATAAGTCAAACTTGAATTATCAGTTTTTTGAAAACGAATGCAGGAAATTAATCGAGACGATCAAGCCGAGTCAATTGACACTCCTATGAAGATAAATGTCCCACACTATGGGATAGATCTTCGTAGGATTTTATTTGCTCTCAAGGATGAGATTCTGACTCATGAGTTATGCTTCTCGCCTAAGATTGAAAAGAAGTTCGATAACGTAATTATACCAACACTGCGGAGGAGATTTAAGATGCGTCCGGTACGTGATTTTATTGTTATTCATTACATCCGGGACGTAAAAGTTCCAGTTGTCATGGATGGAGACAAGTTGTCTGACCACACCATAGATATAATTTCAAATTATTTAGAACGGATGCAGGTTAATTATCCTAAATCCTAACCTTCTTCCAAACACGGATATATCTTCCATTAACAAATTCCAAAACTGGAATCTCTTTCTCAGTTAACTTCTCCGGCTGTTTCTGTTCGTGTTTCTTAGTTATATTCTTATGCATAATCTCACAGGCAACCATGGCATCTGCAATATCCGTGTTCTCGATAAGATACGATTTTAGTTCTTGGATCATTTCTAAGAACCATATATCATCAGAATATACCTTCAGATAGTCTATGATGTACGCATTTCCTCTCTCGGCTGTTACATCGTTCTTGTAATATCCAACTGAGTCATCGTCCTTCCAAAATCCCTTACCTAGGAAGATGGGTTTCTTAGCCAATAGATGAATCTTTCCGGCATCCTTGTATTTCTGCTTTACTACACCACCCCGGTTGATTTCTATCATGGCAATAGCGTTATTATAGTACTCCTGAAGTAGAATCATATTGTTAACGATTTGATCGGGATCTGAGTCCCGCTCCGTATAGTACGCTACATACCTATTAGTATCGATATCTTTGATTACTATGGCTTGCTTAGAACCATCGCCCATATTCTTTGAGTTAAATGGGATAGGGTCAATTCCGGCAATGTAAGTATGATCTGGCTGAGGATTTTCTAAAAAGTGCATCGGACTGGTTATAATAGCACGTTTAATAATCTCGCCATCATAATTACGATGTAACTCAGAACGATCAATTGGTGGTCGAGATGCTAAGATAATTCTTTCCTGAGTGTCTAATTTATCCATGATTGCTTTAGGAAAAGCACCATGACCACTGACAGAAAAGACCTCTTGAATGTCCAAAGGGTACTGCTTGATGAAAGAATTCAAGTAACTCTTGTCTTCTAATTTATCTAGTGTCTCCCTAGTCTTCATAATCCATTCGGTTGCAGCCTTCTCATCGCTGTGTCCATTGGGACAAAAGTTCAAAATCTTACCAGTTTCCTTGCCGTTTATATCTAATTCCGGTGCTTCCATAATCCCTTGATTACCTGGAAGAAAGAGCGTTAGAATCTTCAAAGCTTCAGCACTTTCCCATAGCGTTTTGGCTAGTTTCTGTCCGATTGAAGTAGCTTCACCGGCACTTCCACCGATAACTATAGGAGCTACCTTTACAAAACCCGACTTCGTACTCGCTTGGGCAGATTTATAAACCTTATCGGCCTTAGGATGGAGCATACACTCGTCTATAAAGATATGCATGGCACGATACGCCTCAAATGCTGTAGGAGTATCAACTGTTTCTTTTGTGATAATCTGTGAGTCTAAACCAGTGATAGAACCGGTCTTTGGATCTCTTCTGCCTAAATGCAAGTAACCTTCTTGCCTTGTTGATACAATTCCAGGACGAGCATACTCATCGAATTCATCGTACACAACACGAGTCTTATCCTTGAACAAAGCCTCTAAACGCTTTTTATCTGCTGATGTAATTAGCGAAGTGGAACCGGGGTTAGTCATGGCAATCCACATTGGAATTATACCCCCAAAGATAAAGGACAGACCAACCTCACGTCTCTTGGTTATAAATAAATCGTGATTTGTTTTCCGGGCATCTATGTACCCTTCATAGATTAACTCATCTATATCTCGCCAAATTGGTCTCTTCTTGAAACCTCTAGCGTCTTTTACCCATCCTTGAGTCAAAGCAAAGTAATGTGGTCCGGTTAATCCAAAACGTCCATCTATCCAATACTCTCTCTCCTTAGCCCACCACAAATCTTTTTCTTTTGCTGAAGCGTTAGGGCTGAGACCGAACTTTTTAAACCAGTCCTCGTATACAAACTTAGAACTCTTCATCGTTTTTGACTTACACGATCAAGGAAAGAACCCTCTTCATCATCTTTCTGCTCTTCAGGATACGCCTCCAGCTTAGCAAGTTTCAGACTTTTATTAATCTTATCTCCAGCTTGCAACAATTGGAATAAACCTTTCTGATAAGGATCATCCAGATCGAGAACTTCATCCCGGACCTTCTGCATCAATTGCTTAGAGGCCGAAACTAAAGTTGCATAGAAATCCTTAGCAGGATCAAAACTCTGAACCTGTAACTTCTCTACTGCATCCTCCGGAGAAAGATTATTTTCCTTTAGGTACTCCGAGAGTTTTTCTAAGCTCGCTGATTTTTCGTTTTTGTTCTTCAATTTCTTTTTGAGCTTTGTTTGCTTCAATTGGATTATCAATGGCGGTATAATACTCCCACCACGACATTAACTTCTGAAGTTTAATAACTTCCTCTTCGATTATTTGTTTATTGCTTTTAGCCATTGCGGTAAATCAAAATTAAGTAAATCTCCTTCTTCTACACTATAACCTAAAGAGCAGTAGAATCGGACTAGGTTTGACAAAGTAAGTAATTGATCACTTGTTGCAGTATTACAGATTCTGTAGTCCTCATCTATTCCACCTATTAAGGCAATATGTATATCTGAGACCCCTTCCTTTAGCACGTACATATAACCTTGTTCGTTTATACAATGCGTAAAGATGGGCGTTCTTCCCAATCCTCCAATATGAAATGTATCAGTGCTTAATCTAGACATGGACTTTTCGTGCTTATGCACTTCGTTGGGCCTCAGACTTGTTTTGGAATATGTCCAATAGATTTTCATAATCTAGAAAAATGATAATCGAATTTCTCCGGTTTCCTCATCTTAATCTTCAGTAGAATCAGATAACCGATTAAATCCGTTATAGTATCTTCAGTTTCATCTTCCTGTAAGTTTTTCAGCCTATTCAGTTTATCATCGATACGAACTTTTAATTGTTCAGTAGCATCGGTCTTACTGAATATGCGTACAGGATTGATAGCAGAATCGCCATACTTTCTATTCTTGTCTAATAGTAATTCTTTGATTTCGTCACAGGTAGTGGCGATTTGTTGTTGGGTATTACTCAGGCTCATAAAATTCTTCTGGTGGTACAAATATACATAATTCTTTTGGAACACGATAAAAAATGTCTGTTCCTTTTCTATCTTCAGTATTTATTCTCAAAATTTGTTTATACTTCTCCTGAAAAATAATATCAGAAGAACACATTAGCGCAGCATTAGTCTCGCTACATATAATCACATACCAAAACCATTCATCTTTCCACTTCTCTTTGCGACTCAGAAAAGAAACGGTATCGAAATTAAAATCATCCTGATTGGTCCATGGTCTTTTAGGCTTCATCTCTACTTCCCATCGGTATACTTTGCCCTTCTTCTCAGAAAATAAATCAATACCATATTTATCACTATTCTCTGAAATAATGTGACCTCTCCTAGTCAGATAGGCCTTGAGCAATTGCTTGCCTTTGCTGTCGTTTTTGTCGTAAGACGATTGTACGAATTTCATTTACGTGTTATAAACACGGTTGTCAATACGCCCACGGTAAAGGCGAGAAGAATTATTGGCCAGTTCCACTCTTTCTTTTCTACCACACGTCCTGGAACCTTGACTTCTAGACGAGTCGTATCTCTGTAAATAAGAGTATCCGGCTTAATGTTTACTGTAAACTTATCTTTGAACTTGGTTATGATTAAACGCTTAGTTTCGATAAACGTATCGTTTTTAATAATAAAAGAATCTTTGTACTTAGGCACAGGAACTTTTATCTCCTTAGTAAAGGTGTCTCGGTAAACTAAAGTATCTAATTTTACACACTCCGGATGTCTGCGGAAGAATCTTTCGCATTTCTTTTGGCTGTCGCACGACATCATGCTAGCAATAATTAGAGTGAGAATGCCGATTAGAATTAGTCTAGCAATTGTTTCTTTGTATTTCATTGCACGGCAAATATAATACAAAACTTGTAAAAACAAAAAAACGTCTTTGAGGCTCACTGCATATTCTTTATTTATACCTGTATTTGATATATCAATATATAAATATATCAAAAATATATAAAAATAATGTTTTCCCTTAAAATAGTAAGAGTTGACATTCACCCTCTTGGGGCATCAGCCGATCTGAATATCTTGTATTCCAGCTGACATATGATCAATATCTTGCAGGAGCCTCAAAGAACGTTATGCAAATTAATAAATGAAGTGTGCGGTTTTGGTGCACAGTTCAAAAAATAATGTTACATTTTTGTAAGTTACATTTTTGTAACATGGTTTAAAAAAATATGAGGTCGCAAATTGCGACCCCATAACTAAACAAACACATGAAAACACAGTACAAATCTATACAATTTCGCACGCACCGCCAGCACACGCTGCCTGATCACTCAAATTTGTATTGTCAGAAACCTCTAGAATCCTTGTCACATCTAGTCCTTCTAACTTATCCACAAGTTTTTCATACTCCTCTTTTGTAATGGTTTCGAAGGGAGTTTGCTGATAAGAACCCAAGTCTTCCGGCAAGAAAGAGAGACCATTGTAGTGATCCTGATTATTCCACAGCCATTCTCCAACCTCGTCCCACTCATCATTCTTAATGGTTACGGTTGCAGATACGTTGTGCGTATTGTTGCCGGAGATATGACCGGGTTTAATCCACTTGTCATGCAACTTTTTAACACGCTCCAAGAACTCAATTGCTGTCTCATCGCTACGAGTTATAGCACCTTCTGGAGCAGCTACAGGAATAGATACTACCGCTTGGCTGTGTGGCTTCATTACATCGTCCTCAATGAGATCTGGATGATAAATAGATAGGTAAGTATAGATGGCCTCGTTCTTACCGATACGCATCCTGCGGATATAATACTTGTCATGCCATGCGTGTACTCCGGATGAAGTTCCCAAAACCAAGGAAGAAGTTCCTGATGGCTTAACGCAAGTTACACGTGCAGCAGGATTAATCCCAATCCTCTTAGCCATAATGATATTGGTTGCTACTGCGAACTGAGCTGCCTCCTCCAAGTTCAATTTATCAATCGCTCCACTTGCAATACCAGTCATGCCGATGCCGAGCAGTGCTTCCTTCTCTGTTGTCTTCTTCCATATGCTTCTGAGGTAATGGAAGTCTGTGTAGCTAGCTTGCAGTGTGCCTATAACTGAGGCCCAATGCACACGATTATTCAAATCAGCCTGATCCTGAATATCACTTGCATTAACTTCAACCAAGTTACAGAACTGAAAAGGTTGCAGAGCAATCTCACAGCATGGGTTCGTGCCCATATTCTCATCGTTGGAGAAATAGAAACCGGGCTCACCGCTATTGCTAAGTTCAACCTTCTTCCACAGATCCAAAAACATTTCCTTAGTCACCGCACCATTACGCAGAATAACTGCACTATTATTAGCACGGCCACGCTGAGGATTAATCTCCCACCAATTGCCGAACTTGCAAGTGAGCATATCCTCATCATCGTGATCAAACAAGGCAATCATGGCTGACCTACGGATACCACCACTCAGTACAGCATCTGCAATGTGGCACAGAATATCATGGCAATCGATTGAGGTTAACTTCTCACCATTCTGTTTCCGGTCAAAAATAGCTTCGATATGGGTCAGACATATCTTTAGGGGCTCAGGACCGGGAGCAACACCACCGGATGTAATTAATCTCTCTCCTTTAGGACGAATAGCTCTATAGTCAAAAGATGGTTTCCATGAACTGAGACCAAAGTAAGATTTAACCAAAACCTTAACAGCATCGGCCCATCCTTCAATTGAGTCTCCAATTAAATATCTACGAGTCCTTTCAGCCTTCTTGATTTCAGGCAATTTATCTATGTTGTGTTTCTGTACGGAGTAACCAACACCGGTTCCTGAGAGAAGGAGAAACATGGTCTCGTTAAACGCACGATAGTCATCAATTGATAGGTACGAGCAATTGAATAAACGTGTATTGTTCACCTCGATGGGTTTACCTCCGAACTGAAGAGAACGCATGGATGGGAGGATCTTCTTATCCAAAACTAATTTATACGCCAAATCAATAGTTTCTGCAAGTTCAGGAAACTTGTTAAGATGCATCTGTTTGTTGCGCTGTACTAGTTCTTCCCAGGTTTCTCTGCGGTTCAATTCCGGACGATACTTGGCATACTTAGCCCATACCGTGATGTCTGATAATATTTCGTGTTCTTTATTCATGATTAAAATGCTTTGCCGTGTTTATATCCTCTCAAAGAGTTGTACTTCATTTTCAACTCGATATGTTTTTCCAAATCTATGTTCAGTCCTCCGCACAAATCAAATAAGCGAATTGCTACGTCTGCAATCTCATCTTCAAAAGAAGACTTAAGATAACTTTCAAAGTTTTCCTTCCAAGTCAGTGTCTTAAATTTAAATTCCTCATCAGTACGATCAAGTTCCATATCTCTATGCAGTTCTTTTACCATATTCGATTCTGCATAAAAATTCTTCCTAAGTGCTTCTTGTGCTTCGGCTAGTTCCGAGACAATTAGCATTAACATCTCCGACACATTTCTCTCTGTGTCCCAAAAGCCCTTTTCTTTGGCTGTTCCGTGTGCTCTTACAATTAAATCTTTCATGGGACTGCAAATATAATCTGAGCCCTAATCTAAAAGCAAATTAAATTTTACTTTTTTGTTGACTTTCCATTCTGTCCGTTTCTTGAACGGTTACTGGAACGTTTTTCAACCACTAACTTACCCGATCTGGTGTGAGATAAGTCTACTCCATTGGAGTGTCTTTTACCATAAATTTTTCTTTTGCGTGCTTCACGATTTAACTCAACACGCTTTTCAATCTCACCCGGACGATTGTTATAAGCCTTCTGATAATCATAAGACCTTCCGGTTGCTTTGGTAGTACCCGGTTTTTTATTTTTTCCTACGATTGTATTTCTCGCCATCTGATATTACAAAGATAAGTCCGAAAATGAATAATATGATAAAGATTCCGGACAACTCATACTATTTTCTAAATTTTGCCACCTTCTTTGCAATTGTCTTTGGCTGT